CATGTGGCTGTTTGATTGCCGGTGCCGTAGGTGCTAAAGAATGCCTGATTGTTGGCCGTCAATGACGCAATGGCAATACCGTTGTATATGCCGGGTCCGCCTACATTGGAGTTGAGAGTAAATCCATTGACGTTTACGTTGGCAGTGTTGCCGCTTTCGATCCATTGCAAAACGTTACCGGTTGCAGTCATTTCGGAGAAACCAACCACTCCGTTGCTACCGCTCGGGCCCGGTGCGCCGGCTGTGCCGATTGAGATTGCTCCGCCTATTGCAATACCGCCGCCAATTGTTAATGGTGCTACCATGATTGAATTCCTTTATTGTTTGGAGTATTTATACAGATCTGGCCAATACCAGTTGCTTCAACAACCGATCTTGAAATTCCGTGCTGTGAAAATACTGTTTGTTTTTGATCAATCTAGAATGAAACTGCTGATGGGTGGATAATATTGCTTGTTCTGCATTGGGTTCAGCTAATAACTTGTCTACAAAATCCACTATCAGTTGTATCCTGAGTTTGTGATCTGCAACATGATCCCAGGTCCGCCAAGGCACATAATCCGCAAACATGTCAAGTCCGAGGTCTTCAAGAAACTGATTGGCGCCAACCGGAGCGATCAAGATGGGTATCTGATAGCTCATGAATGGTTTGCAGGTTTTTTCAGACAACATGACTCCTTCGGTCAGGCTGGTTTCGGTCACAAGATTTATAGCGTAGGAACGATAGAGTTCACCATGGATACTGCTTAGTCTACTGTCCAATCGAGTGTCTTCTGGAACGGTAATTGGCAACAGGTTGGCAAAAGATTCTGCCAGTGCCAGTTCGTCGGCTGTCATGAAATGCGCAATAGCATGTTCTTTTAATCTGTCACCGAATGCAAGATCCAGTTGATGGCCGGACACAGCACGGAAACTGTACCCAATGCGATCAAACCAGGGTTTTCCGGCCAGCAAGGAAAACAAATAAATTCTGTGCCAAACGGTGTTCCGGTTCAAACACAGCAAACCTTTTGTTTTTGATTCAAATTCAATGTCATGCACGGTGTTGGCTCGATGTTCAAGAAATTCTCCCAATCGGCGTGTGCTGTTCAGCCACAAAAACACAGGAAAAAATACAATGCCCGGAACTGGGTTATAATAGTATGAAAAATCACCCGTCAGTGTATAAGTCGTGGCCAATTGAGACAGCTCTTGCTGCATTTTTAAAAAAGTTGGTGCACCGGGTTCTTGGGCATGATCCAATCGCACTGGATTTACGCCGGCATGATGCACAATGACCCGGATATCGTGGTCGGCAACAAATTTTTGTATACGCTTGATTTGTCCGGGCCATGCACGGCCAATCACGGTATCCCGATCTTGTAACAACAGTGTGCGGTCATGGAAAAAGTTTTCTAAATATTTTGCAGCACCTGTACTATGATATGGTGAGTGAGGGTTTAGGGTATATATCATGTGTGCCAATATTTAGCCAACAAAAAAGCACCTTGCGGTGCTTTCTGTCTTCCCATCCCTGAGAAATAAACCAACAATCTCGGATTAGGAGAATGATAAGTTTTGAACTGCAATTTCACCAACATAGTCAGCTGCATTACCGAAGCTTGATGCAGTGTTTGTTAACTCAACAAAGCCATAACGTGTCATAAATGATACGACTGGTTCGAAGGTTGTTGGATCTAATACAACGCCACTGCTCATTAACGGAATGTATGGGCAGTAGAACGCGGCAGCATCAGCTTCTGAAGTACCTTTGTAACCTACCAATACACTGGCTGTGTCTTGAGCGTAGCTGTTTACAAACACACGCATAGCACCGTTTAAAGTACCAACAAACTTGGTGTTTGTAGGAGCTTCAAAAGTACCTTCAGTTGTGCGAGCAAAAGCTGAAGTTGTTGCAGATTGCAATACAGTTAAACTTGCTGGAGAAACAACACACCAGTTACCAGCGCCACGACGTGTACGCTGAGCGATCAAGTTTGCAACTCTGTTGATAAGAACAGCCAAAGCAGCGTGCTCGTCACCAACGAATGTAGCAGTACCAGATACAGTAGCTTGGTTGTATGTGTACTCAGTAGCAGCCAATGTGCTCAAGCTCAATAAGATCTCTTGATCGATCTCAGCTGTGATCTCTTGTGCAAGAGCAGCCATGATTTCTGCTTCGACGTCAATGCCGTGCATGGCTTGTGCGTCTTGTGCAGATTCAAAAGTCCAACGTGCTTGTAACTTACGAGTCTTGGCTTCAACAGCCTGTTTCAAGATCTGAACAGAAATCTGTTTACCGCCAGTACCTTCCATGGTAGCTGTGTTATTGCCAGTGTAACCACTAGCAGTAGCAGTGCCAGCTGGAACTGTAGAGTATGCAGTTGCAATAGTGAACGGGCTCAATGCTTCTTGGCCGGCTGTTACACTTGTTGCTGCTTGGCTGTTGTCAGTCAAGCTGTTGGCATATCTTACACGCAATGTGTGGATCTGACCTACTGGACCTGTCATTGGCTGTACGCCTACCAACTCGTTAGCGATAACAGTTGGCATAACACGTCGAATCACTGGCAGAATCACACGGTTTAACGTGGCGATGTTACCAGATGCAGTAGAACCCGAGCTTGCATTTTCACGCAAGTACTTCTTGGTATTTTCAAGGATTACTGCCATTGAATTGCGCTTTGAGCCGTTTAAGCCTTCTAGCAACGCATCTTTGGTTTCACCCCAACGACTTTCTAATAATTCTTGTGACATTTAAGTCTCCTTTTTCTATCTGATTTTACAGCCCTGCCAGACGCTTGAGGTCAATCACATTGCTGCGATCTTCTTCCTGGACACGGGCAGATTTATCGCCAGTTGCGACGCTGACTGTTTCTGTAATCACTTTTTGAGCTTTTGCAGATCGGTCGGCTAACACAGCCGGTAGATACTTTTCGAAAGCACTGGACAGTCTGGCTGTCTGTACGCTTTCCAACAAATTACGCATTACACTGGCTTTTTCCTGGTTTAAAGGAGCCAGCAATTCTTCCAAGGCGCTTTCACGCTGATTGGATTCTTTCATGATGCGTATTTCGCGTTCTTTACTCTCGACCAAAGTTTTTGCTTTGGCACTGAGTTTGATGGCTTCGCCAAGTTGCTGTTCTCTTCTGGCAATAACGTCATGCAACTTGCGTACTTCGGCTTTCTCATTTAAGTGAGTGGCACCAAATTCTGCTGCGTATGCTTCAAAGATTCTACGACCAAAATTGTTCTCACGAGCAACTTTGATGTCTTCCTGCAACTGACCAAGTTCAGCCTTGAGATGACGGCCAACAGCGTTGGACATTTTTCTAGCACTTTCTGTTACAAAACGTGCTTTGAGTGTTTCCAACTGACGGCGAGCTTCACGCACTAGACGAACTTTGGTTTCAACAACATCCTGTTTGTCTTGTGCAAATTCTTGAATCTCGCGTGCAAGTGCATGTACCACAAAGTTTTCCAACTTGGCAATACCTTCTGTGTGCATCTTGCGATCTTTACGCAGTTCGCCAATTTCTTCGGCCAATTTGGTTACCATAAAGTCGTTAAACTTGGTGGAACTTTCTTTCATTTTGGCTTGAAACCGGACACGATCTTCTGCAAGACTTTGCTTTTCAGCACGCACTTGCTCGAGTTCTACTGCAAGACCTTCTGTTACCATACGATCTAGGGCTTCCACCATCACTGTCTTGTCATGTTCATAGCGTTGTGCAAACTCTTCGCGGAGTTCTGCACGTACCTGTTCGCGAGCTTCGTTCAGTTTGGTTTCCCAAGCTTCTGAAATCTGCTGTTGAGCTTCCTCGTTGATCAAGTCGCTATCTAGTAACGGTTTTAAACTATCTAACATAGTGTTATTTCCCTTCTATTTTGAGACCCTGTATTAGGCGAATCACTTCGTCTTTTACGTATCTCTTTGCTTTGTTGCTGTTAGCCGGGTCCCGGAACATATCCAACAACTTCTGACCGCCTCGGTGATTCAAGAGACCTTCATAAATTGCTGTAGGATACGCATTAGGAGCACTTGGCTGAGCAACTACATCCACAGTGACAATTTCAAAGTCACTGACATGTCCGTTGGAGTCGTTGACATTTCCGGATCCACGACTGCTAACACCTAGTTTTACACCGTTGGTCAACATGGTTTTAACCAGCTCGCCCATGGGTGTGGGTAATATTTTTAATGTGCCGTATCCGCAAGGACCTTCCATCCACATACGTTCAATCATGTGACTCACACGATCCAGGTTGATTTTCAAATCATCGGGATGATCTACTTCACCTAGCACACTGTGACCAGTCTTGATCTGTTCGTTGATGGTGTCTACTGCGTTGGCTATTTCACTCACAGGATATACACGCTCGTTGGCGTTTCTTACGCCGCCTTCAATGCAAATACCTTTGAGTTTTAAAGTTTTGCCGTGACCATCAGCAGCTTCCTCAGTCAACAGTTCAATGTTGGCCTGAGTAAAGCTGAGATGTTCTTTTAGATATCGAGCCATATCTTGCCGTTATCCTTTTGGAAAAGGAGTTCTGGTGTTTGTACCAGCAGCCTGGGTCAAAGTTGGCTTTGGAGCCGCACTTAACTTGGAATTGCTGCCACCCTTGCCAGGAACATTTTTAAATGTGCCGGCTTCGGGCAAATCAGCTGTTTTTGGAGCTGGACGACCTTGTGCAGTGTCACCAGTCATTTTAACTGGACTAGCTGCCATGCCTTTGGCGCCTGAGTTGAACGCTACTGGGCTTTTGTTGTTGGCACCGTCGTCGCCGTGCTTGGGAGCAGGAACTTTGTCTAAAGTGACATTTTCCATCATGCCCATGCTGTTTTCGTCCATGTCGTTGTTGTCAAATGCCATGGTGTCATCTTGTGCAAGTGCATCACCGGCCAATTCGTCGCCTTCTTCACCGGCCAAATCGCTGTCAATACCATCATCTTCACCGCCCATGATGGCTTCAAATTCAGCCATTAACTCGTCTAACTTGTCTTCCAAGTCGATGACTCTGTCTTCGATGTCGCCATCTTGGTCATGATCCTGTTCCATGTCGTGTGTTAGGTCTTCGCCGTCTTCTTCAGCTTCGTTGTCAAAATTTTCTTCAGATTCTTCGTCTTCTTGCATGCCTTCTTCTTCGGCTTCAACGTCGTTGATCAAGTCTTTGCTGGAGTCACCGCCCATGGCTTCATCAAGATCTTCTTCTTCAGAATCTTTTTCTTCAGCTTCGTCAAGATCTTCTTCGTCTTCCTCGTTCATGAGGTTTTCGTAGATTTCGCGTGACTTTTCTACAACGATATCGTGGAAAAGTTCTTTGGCTTTCGCCTCTTCATCATTGATCACATATTCGATCAATTGTTCAAATTTCGATGTCATAATATCTCCTTAAGTAATGGCTCGTATATTACTTAC